GTGGCGTAGTCTCGACGCTCAACCCCCCCATGTGTTGTCAGGAGCGATTGGCCATGTCACCCCGACCCATTGATCCGCGCTGCGCTGAGGCTGCGGCCCGCGCGTGGCTGGTTGCCAACCCGACGCAGGGCCCGAATGCGGCGGTCACGGCGCTTGCTCCTGACCTGCTCGGCATCGAGCGACGCAGGGCGCAGGAGTCGGTGTCTCGACTGCGGCGCAATCTGGTGGCCGAGGGCGTTTGCAAGCCGATCGGGCCCGGCCGCCAGCGGAGCGTGATGCCGCCCTCGCAGCCACCGCCCCCCGACGCGATCGAGCGGGACCTCCTGGCCCTGTCCCCGGCCGAGTCGATCGCGTGGACGATCATGCGGCTGCGCCGGACGCTCGACGAGGCCGACCCCGGTTCGGCTGCCTACGTCACGGCCGCGGGCCAGATGCAGAAGTGCCTCGACCGGTACCACGAGCTGCGCCGCGCCGAGGAGAAGCCCGCGCCCGGGCCGGCGGACCTGTCCCCGGCCGAGTGGCGCGAGCAGCTCGGAGCGTCGGCCCGCGAGCTGGTCGACGTCGACCTTGAGGTCTACGTCGCCGAGTGGCTCGGCCGGAAGCGGCTGCGGCTGGTGGCCCGGTCGGATGGGACGCTGGTGCTGGAGCGTTCGTGATCGACGCCTCAGCCATCGCCGCCCGGGCCGCGGTCCACGGCCGCGCGCCCGCGCACTGGACGAGGCCGCAGCTCGACCTGTTCGACTCGCCTTACCGCCTGACGGTCTGGTGGGGTGCGAACGGGATCGGCAAGTCGGTGGCGCTGGCCGAGGTGACGCGCCGGGCGTTGGGCGGGCTCCTGCCGTGGCAGACCAGCCGGAAGCGCACGGTCATGCTGGTGGGGAACACCTACAAGCAACTGGGCGTAACCCTTGAGTACCTGTTCTCGATGGTCCCGCCGAGCTGGTTCGGGCCGCGCATCCGCTTCAACTCGGGCATGGTCCGGGGCCAGCGGATGCCGGTCTACGACGTGGTCGGCGGGCCGGGCGCTGGCTCGACGCTGGTCCTCGGTGTCTTCGACGCCGAGAACTTGGCCGGGCCGCGCGCCGAGGTCGTGGTGTCAGACGAGCCGTTGCCCGAGCCTGTCCACAATGAGCTGTGGCCCCGTCTGCTCGGGCGCGGGGGCCGGATGTACGTCGGCTTCACCCCGACCCTCGGCACCGCGGCGGACGTCCAGTACCTCTGGAAGCTCGTCGACGACCCGGCCCTGCCGCATGTCGGCGAGCTGCACACCCCTCTCACCTTGGACGCCGTGACTCCGCGCGGGGGCCTCGTCGACCTGCCTTGGCTGACGGCGCGCGACATCGCCGAGCACGAGGCCGGGCTGTCGGCGCTGGAGGCGGACATGCGGATGGGCCGCAGCCGGACCCCGCGGCGCGAGACGGCCTACTTCTCGTCGTGGGGCCCGCACTTGGTCCGCGACGAGGCCCCGCCTGTGGGCGCGGTCGTCGGCGTCGGCATCGACCACGGCCCGAAGCCGGGGACCCAGCGGGCGATCCTCGTCGCGTCTGCGCGCCGGGGGCTGCACGCGCACCTCTGGGTTCTCGACGAGTACGCGTCCACGGACCGGACGACCCCGCGGGGCGCGGCCCGGGGCGTGTTGGACATGTTGGCCCGGTCTGGCCTTGAGCCCGGCGACGTGGACCGGTGGATCGGCGACCGGGCGCACCACGGCGACCATCGAGGCGGCGCGATGTCCAACCGGGCCTTCTTGGAGGCGATGGCCTCCGAGCTGGGCATCCCGACTGAGCGCCGCGGGTGGACCGAGCAGCTCCCCGAGGGCCTGCGCCGGATCGCGACCCCGCGCAAGTACGAGGGCTCGGTCTGGGAGGGCAGCCTGATGCTGCACCGGCTGATGGTGGACGACCCTCCGCGGCTGACGGTGTCGACGCGCTGCTCGCTCCTGCACGCGGACCTCGCCGGGTGGCAGGGCTCGACGTCGCCGTCGGACCCGCACAAACACGGGCTCGACGGTCTGCGCTACATCGCGGTCCCGTTGCTTGAGGGCCGCGCTCGGTGATAGTCTGCACCTGGGGGAGTCCATGATCAGCGTCCTCGGCTACGGCTACCAGCCCGCGGTGAAGCGCACCCCCCGCGAGGAGGCCGCGCTGCGCATCCGCATCCTCAAGGGGATGCACGTCGAGGATGTCCGGGTGCGGACGCGGCAGGAGATGGGCGACCGGGCGCGCGAGCTGGGGCCGGTCGACCTCTCGATGAACCCTCTGCGCTCCTACGTCGAGCGCCGGGGCACGGCGTACCGGACGCCCCCGGCCGTCTTCGGGCTGCCCGAGGAGCTGGCTGTCGCGCTCGGCGACGCGTCGGCCCGGACGACGGTCGCGCGGTACGCTCGGATCGGGGCGCGGCCGATGCCGACGCGGATGTCGGCGGTCTCGGCCGAGGCGCTTCGGTACCGGCTGGCCGCCAACTGGGCCGGCACCCTGATCGGGTGGAGCGCGGCGAGCGAGCGCCCGTTTCTTGAGGCCCTGTCCCCGGAGCATCTGACCGTCGAGTATCTCTCGGACGACCCGACGGCCCCGACGGTCATCCGGCATCGGCGGCTGCGGCGGCTCGGCCGCGATCTCGTCGAGGTCGAGGACCTCTACGACCTGTCGGACCTCGATGCGCCGGTCTTCGCGGTGCTGCGCGGCGAGCAGGACGTCACCGACGAGGCCCTCGGCGACCTTGCCGCGGACGCTCGCGCCTACCCCTGGCGGTACGCCGACGGCCGGCCCTTCCACCGGATCGTGATCTCGGGCGACCCTCGCGCGCCCTACGAGGGGATCGAGATCGTGGAGGGCACCCTGCGGACCTGCGCGCTCTACACCCACTGGGGAGCGGCGGTGCGCGATGCGGGCTGGCCTCAGCGGAACGCGATCGGCCTGGAGCTTGACGGCCTCGACACGCGCAGCGAGACGATGCAGGCTGGGATCTCGGTCGGCCCTGAGTCGGTGCTGCGCTGGCGGCACATCGATCCTGAGCGGCCGGGGATGCTTCACCAGTTCGGCCCGGGCTTCGACCCCTTGCCCCTGCACACCGCGATCCGGCAGTACGCCGAGCAGCTCGTGTCTGCGATGGGCCTGCCGGTGTCGATGGCCGCGACGGGCGGCGAGCCGTCGGAGACTGAGCGGCGCGCGCTGGCCGAGGCCGTCGCGGCGACCTACCCGGACTGCCGCGCGCACGATGGCCTCGTCCTGCGGCGGGTCTCGGCGCTGATCAATCGAGAGACCGGCTCGACACTGCCTGAGCAGGCCTACCCGGTCCTTTACGGCTTGGAGGTCGAGCAGGAGTTCGAGGCCGTGGCGGCCGGCGACGGCGCAGCCGAGGACGCGCGGGCCGAGCTGGAGGGGGCCCGGTCTGCGCTGGAGGATGCCCTGGCCGGCGACGCGAGCCCGGACGTGCTGCGGGCCGCGCTGGAGGCCGTCGTCGAGGCGATGGGGATGCTCGGCTGATGCCGATCCGGCCGCCGCTTGGTGTCGCTCGGGCCGCGCAGCGGGGGCTCGACGTGCGCGCGGACAAGCCTCCGTCTCAGCGGGGCGGAACCGCGGTCGGTCTGGCCCGGGCGCGAGACCTGGCCAACCGGCGCACCCTGAGCCTCGACACGATCTTGCGGATGCTCAGGTACTTCGCGCGCCACTACGTCGATCGCGAGGGCGCGACGTGGGGCGAGCAGGGCCCCGGCTGGCAGGCGTGGCATCTCTGGGGCGGGGACCCGGGTGTGCGCTGGGCCCTGTCCGTGGCCCGGCGCGAGGCCCCGGAGTGGTACGCGCGGTTCGTCCGGTCACCGACCGGTGGTCGGCTTTTGCGAGAGTTCACTGAGAGAGGAGGGTAGGTGATGAGTGACGATCTGATCGAGAAGATCAAGGCGGCGCTGGGCGGTCGGCAGACGACCGAGGACGACGGGGACGACGACCAGCCGACCGGGAACAAGGTGCCCGTCGACCGCTTTCGCTCGATCGTCCGCGAGAAGAACGCGCTGAAGCGCCAACTCGCGGACCTCGCGAGCGCAGTGGAGGCCGAGCGCAAGACCGCTGCCAAGTCGATCGAGGAGGTCAAGGCCGCGGCGGCGCGGGAGGTCGCGAGCCTGGCGGCGCAGCATCAGGAGCACCTCGCGGCGCGTGACCTTGGCTTCGACGAGGATGGCCTCGTCGCGCTGCGGACGGCCTACCAGCGACTGCCCGAGCAGGGACGCCCGAAGTCGGCGGTCGAGTGGTGGAAGGCCGCGACCTCCGACGAGAAGGCTCGCGAGACGCTACCGAAGACGCTCCAGGCCTACATCCCCGCAGCGAAAGACGAGGCCCCGGCACCGAAGACCCGCTCGGCGGGTCTCGACACGGGGGCCCGGTCCGCGGGGACCAAGACCAAGATCGAGGACGTCAACGGGGCTAAGAGCATGGCAGACCTTGCCAAGCTCCTCGGCGCACGGTAGCATCGGGGTACATTCCAGGCCGCGGGTCGCTCCGGTATCAGCGTAGGCCACCATCCGAGCTTTCTGGAGGTCTACCGTGGGCGATCCGATCCGTACTGGCACTACCCCGATGTCCGACATCCTCGTCGCGGCGATCACCCGGTCCATCGGGCTGACGCTGGGCGACCGTTCTGGCGGCGGCCTGCTCGCCAACCCCGTCCTCGCCTCGCAGTTCCTGGGCGCGACCCGTCTCGGCGCCGCTCTCGGGACCAAAATGGTCGACGTCGGCTGGGGATTGAACAAGTTCACGGCCACGTCGCAGGGCTCTGACTTCACTGTCGAGACCCTGTCCAGCGCGGCCGCGACCGTCACCCCGGCGCGCCGCGGCATGGCGCGTCAGGTCTCCGACATGGCCCGCGCGCTGCAGTCGATGGACGAGCTGTCCTTCATTCAGTTCGTCACCGATCAGACCATCGCTTGGCAGCAGAGCGTGGTCTCCCTGATCGCCTCCCTGTTCCCGAGTTTCTCGGCGTCGGGCGGCGTGTCCGGCGGCACCGCGACTTGGGCCTCGATCCTCTCGGCGTACCAGACCCTCGGCATCGCCAACTCGGCCGGCCCCTACGTCCTCGTGCTGCGGCCGAAGGACTGGGCCAACGTGGCCTCCGACGCCTTCGCTCTCGGCGGTCGCGTGCAGATGCAGGCCGAGACCGACGGGTACCTCAACACGGTGAACCCGGGCTTCAAGGGGCAATACCTCAACGGCAACCTCTGGGTCTACACCAGCTCGGAGCTTCCGACCTCGGCTGGCGACACGGTCTGCGGCATGTTCGGCCCTGAGGCCCTCGCGTGGGACGCCTTCATGCCCGAGCCCTCGCCGGCGACGCAGGTGCTGCTCTGGACCCCGCTCTACGGCGTCGAGATCAACCGCGACAGCCTCAAGTCCGAGGATCAGGTTGTCGGCTCGACGCACCTTGGCGCGAGCATCCGGCAGAACGCGGGCGGCATCAAGCTCCTGTTCGCGACCTGATCTGATCCCACCCGGTACACGTCGAGGAGGACGTCATGCCGATCCCCGGAAAGTCCGCTACTCCCTCTGGCCCTGTCGCTGCGCCGCTGGCCGCCCGTCCAGCATCGTCCCCCGTGACGGTGCTCGGCGGTCTGCCCGAGGTCGCGCGCGGGGCCGAGTATCCCCCGCTCCCTGAGACCCCGATCTTCGCCTACTTCGCAGACGCGACCTCGGTCACGTTCGTCGACGGTGAAGCCCTGTACCTGCCGATCAAGGTCGGCTTCGAGGCGGGCATTCAGGGCGTGCGGGATGGGTCGATGCTCGCGGCATCGATCGAGTACGAGCAGCGGACCAACCGGCGCATGATGATCCCTCTCGACTCGC